GTAAATTTTGTATCGTGCCATTTTGATTTCTCCTTTTCTTTTATGCGGTGTAGACGAATACGACACTTGAAGGGTCATCGTAATCTCTTCCCCCGCCTGCAAACAGCAAGTAGTCTCCAACCGTCGCAGAGGAAAGATTCCGTCTTGGATAGTCCAGCGCTGTGACTGTAGTCCGCGTGAGAGAGGTATCACAGGCGTCTACTACATCTGAATATGGAGAGTTACTACCGCCTCCCGCAAACAATGCGTAGTCTCCGACTGTACCGGCAGACATATAGACCCGCGCTACGCTCAGAAGTGTGACGGTCGTTTTTGTGAGCGATGCATTGTAAACGTCGCAGGACGTGTTGCCAACAAAACTGCCAACGCCATCAGAGCCAACTACAAGTCCAGATGTAAATATTGCATAATTCCCGACCGCTATGGAAGCATCACCACCAGAGGTGGAACGGCTCAAATCCGCAGCCGCTGTGCGGGTGAGTGAAGCGCTGTAGACATCCACAACTTTTGTAAAGTCGCCTCCGGCGAAAAGCACCCGACCGCCGATTGTCGCGGTCAGTGGAGAATATCTTGCCACGCTCAGGTTTGTGGCTGCCGTGCGGGTGAGAGTGCCGTTGTACACCTCAACATTTGCGCACTTGGTATTCGAATTCAGATTGGTGGAGGCTCCGCCTGCGAAGAACGCTCTGCCTTCGAGGGACGCAGCACCAATCCACTTCCTCTTGCCGCTCAGTGTTGCAGCTGCTGTTCGTGTGAGAGAAGCGCTATATAATGCCCGTCGCAGAAATCGCAGAACCGGTCATGTTGTTGATGGCAGCCACTATCAGATAGATGGCGGCAACTACAGCGATAATGCCAACGATTACCCACGTCAGCGGGCAGGACAGCAGGGCGGCATTGAAGCCGTACTGTGCAGCAGTTGCGCTGGCGGTAGACATGGCAGCGGCCTGCTCGGAGGCCGAAAGTGCAGCGTTTGCCGCTGCTGCCTTGTATGCCTGGACGGCGGCGATGCCTTTCTGGATGTTGCTGATGGCCGTGAGGGCGTTATTGGTCAGCAGGTAGCCATTGTAGAGCAGCATCGCAGCGGCAATGCCAAAGATGAGAGGTTGGATGATGCCCCAGTTGTCGATGAAGGCCGAAGTGATGGAGAGAAGAACATCCAGCGTCACAGTGCCGGCTTTCGCTGCCGCCGCAAGCCCGTCCAGTAGGCCGTTCGTGACGGCAGAAAACTTGTCGGTGTTGGCGATGTCGTTTATCCTCTGCAGGATGGGGCTGAAGATTGAGAGGGCTTTGTTCTGCATCGAGGTCCATATCTGGCCCCACGTCATGGGCATGGACTCGAAGGCCGCGTTGGTCTCATCTGCCGCACCCAACAGCGCGTCTTTCACGACTTCTGCCGTGACGGCACCTTTTTCTGCATAGGACTTGATGGAGCCTTCTGCGATGCCCATGTACTGCTCGATGATGCGGGCGATGCCGGGGGCGTTCTCGAGGACGGAATTCAGCTCTTCGCCGCGAAGGACGCCCATGCCCATGGCCTGCTTGAGCTGGAGCATGGCAGCAGCCTGGCCCTGTGCGTCTGCGCCGCCGATGACGAACTGCTTGTTGACCTGCTCGATGAAGGAGATGAGCTCGTCATTGCTGCTGAACGCGGCCTTGGCATTGGCACCCATACTGGCAACAGCGGAGGCTGTGTCAAAGTAGGCGGCGCGGGAACGCTGGGCCGATGCCATGATCTTGCGCTCCAGCTCTTCGACGGACCCGCCGTCATCAACCGTTACACCTACGCGGGCGTCTGTATTTGCCAGCTTGTCTCTAAGCTGGCTGTCGTCCACATCAAGCCCTACGTGTACGCTGGCATCGGCCAGCTGAGGCACTGGTTCCTGCTGGTCCACGATAAGATTCAGGCGCGCTTTGGTGCTTGCCAGTTCGTCCGAGAGGCCGACTACCTTTTTGATGGCAGCCAGACCGCCCACAGTGGCGACGAGGCTCTTGAATCTGCCCAGCAGAGTATCCGCCGCCGAAGAACCGCCCCGGATGGAGCTGTTCAGCTCGTTCTGGGCGTCGTCTGCATTCCGTATCTGCTCTTCGGTGCGGGTAAAGTCAGACATGACTCCGGAAAGCTCTGCCCGGGCCTGCCGGATGCTGGAAACATCAATGGCTCCGCTGGAAGCGGTATTCAGTGCTTCGAAGCTGTCCATCACGACGTTCATCGCCCGGTGCATGGTGCGCAGCGGGCCGGAGACGCCGTCATAAAGGGAAATCGCTGTCCGAATGGTCGCCAAACGGCGTCAACTCCTTTTGCTCTTTCGTTCGGCTTCTTTCTGCCGTTTCTTTTCTTCCTCTCCGCGTACTTCGCAGGAGGCGATGATAAAGGCTCTCTCTTTCCGGGACAGGGAGAGAAAGGCGGAGGGGATGAGGTGCAGTTCCTGCAGGCAATAGTGGGCGATATTCGCCTCCTCATCGCCCTCGGTTATCAGTTTTTTGCGTCGTCCACCTCATCCTGCAGGGGAACATCGAAGCCGCAGACCTCCTGCACCTTCTGCAGGTATTCGGCATACTCGCCGGAGGTGAGCATGGTCTTGAGCAGGTTTTCTGCGCCCATGACCTTGTAGCTGTCCTGCAGAGCTTTATCGTTCAGATTGGGGTACACGGTGCAGGCAACAGCCAGCTTACCCAGATACAGGTTGTAATCCGTCTCCTGCTGGTACTGGTTGCGCCGGCCGGGGACCGGCACACGTTTGACACAGCTTTTACGCAGAGATTCATCTTCTGCGCCGGTGATGGCTTTGAGCTTCCACTGCAGGGGCTTGCGATTGCCCTTTTTGTCCGTTTCATCAGACAGGAAGCGTTTGGAGACCACAAAAGCGGCCTCCTCTTCGGGAGGAATGGCGTTTTCGGCCAGAAATGCACTCAAATCCATATCAAAAATCCTTTCTTGTTAAAAAATCACTGCATCCCGTCCAGCAGGGTGAAGTTTTCGGGGATCTCGAAGTCCTCGAAGGTGAAATCCATATCCTCGTCGATGTATTCGGCATCGGCGTCGAATTTGGCCAGGATGCCGCCGTCCATATTGCAGTCTTTCAGGATGACCGTCTGACGACCCACCGAAGAGGTAGGGTCTTCGTTGGTACACTGGATGTCGAAATAGATGTCCTCGCCGGTGTCCTTGTAGCGCTTGAGCAGACGGCGGAAGATGGGCATATTGTAGTGAAAAGTGGCAGAGCCGGTGCCTTTCCAGCCGGTGGCTTTGTTGCCCTTGCCGGTCTTGCCCAGAATGGGGACCTCGGATTTGGTCTTTTCCACCTTGGCCTCCAGCTTGATGGCCTGCATGAGGTTGTAGCGGTTGCCCTCAATGGTGACGTAGCACTCGGCCAGAGAGGCCGAGACGGCGTCCTTGGCGTTCATGATGTTTGCCATAAAATGTCCCTCCTTTCTTTAGTTGACGTAGACCGTCATGTACAGCTGCTCCATCGCGTTCACAGGCGTGACGTGGTCGGAGACGACAACGGACTTTTTGCTCTCGCCCTTCTCCACGGTGATGCCTTCGGGGTCGAAATCCTCCAGCGCGCGGATGGCCTGTAGCTTCTGGTGGTGGGACACGATGTCGTTCCACAGAGAAATACGGCCTGCGCCGTCGTTGGGGACCTTGCCGAGGTACTTCGTGCCGAACAGCACCGCGATGTCGTTGGCAATCTGGTCGAGCACCCGGATGGTCTGATTGGAGGAAAAGTCTGCACCCTTTTCATCGGTGATGGACACGAAGGTGTTGATGTCGGAGAGCACCCGTGTCTCACCGTCCACGTCGTGGAGCATGAAGGAGCCCTCCTGGATGCCGGCTTCCAGCTGAGTCTGGGTATAGCGGGTGTCCGGAGTATACTCGCCGTCGTAGACCATGTTGGTGGCGCTCTTGTTGACCGCAGTGCCGGCGGCCACGCCCACGACCCACGGGATGAGAGCCGCAGGGTCTGCGCCTTCGTCAGTGACGGTGTTTTTCAGGGAAATGACGCCTTCGTCATCGGCCAGATAGCGGAAGCCGATGCACTGGAACTTCTTGCCCACATCGTTGCGCATACGCTCGGTGAAGGCTGCGAAGAGCTTCTTGATAGTATCGTTGGCCGAGGTGCAGCCCAGGGCATTGAAGGTGCGGCTCTCGACGGCATCGAGGAAGGTCTGGTAGTTGCCATCTTCGACTGTGCCATTGGTGCCGCCGGTCAGCGGCGTGGATGCTGTCAGAGCCAGCACAGCATCATCCTTCCAGACGATGAAATCATTGTCCGCCAGTTCTGCGGCGGTGGAGATGCCCTCCTGCGTCTCGACCTTCTGGGTGTCGAGGAAAGTCTCCACGTCGTACAGCGGGGTCTGCTCAGTGCTGCTCTCGCTGGCGGTGATGACCACCCGCAGGGCATTGCCCCGGATGCCGGGATATTTTGCGCTGCCGAAGGCGCAGGACGCCTTGATGCCGCCCGAGTCCAGACGGAAGAAATGCACGGTCTTTGCGTGACAGAACACCTCCCGCATGGGCTGCAGTGCTGCGGCGGTGTAGGAGTAGCCGAAGAGCTTCTGACTGTTCTTGAGGAAATCGCCCTGCTCTACCGTGAAGATCTCGCCCTGCGGACCCCAGTTCATTTCGAGAGGGAGGGCCGCATAGCCGCGGTCGGAGAGGGTCGCCGAGGCGGCTGCCACGGAGACCGTGTTGATGTACGCGCCCGGCAGGCGCTTGTTCTGCACCAGAAAGGTGCCGCCGCCCAGTGCCATATCAGTTCACCTTGCCTTTCATAAACTTGCGGATGGCCTCTTCGGCCTGCGCCAGCGTATATTCCTTGCCATCTTCCAGCAGGACGCTGAGCAGGTCCCGACGGCCGGCAAACCGCTTGAATGTCAGTATCTTTTCTTTCGGAAATTTCGGTTCAATCATTGGTTGACCTCCATGTGCAGCTCGCCCATCTTCTCGGGGAGGTCGATGCGGCGGAGCGTCATGTTGAAGCTGACGAAAAAGTGCAGCACACCGTCCTGCACCTCCCAGCTCATGGATGTGCCGTGGAGTTTATCGCCGTCGGGCAGCGTGATGAACTCCAGCGCCTGCCACAGCTGCCACGCAATGGCCTGCATGACAGCGTTGTCCTTTTCGTCCTCGGGGAAGAAGTGGACGTCGAAGGGGCTTTTCAGCAGAAAACGGTCCTTGCCCAGCGGGGAAGGCGTGGCCTTCATCGGGAGAATGAAAAAGCAGGGTGTTTGAAAGCCCTGCTCAATATCATTCTGGTAGATGCGGTATCCAGGGCCGAAAGTGTCCCGCAGGGCTTTGGCGATGCCCTTCACGATGTCATTTTCCATGGAATGCCTCCTTCAGGGCCTCGTCTACGGCTTTCTGAACCGCTTTCGGGTACTGCTCAGAAATCTCATCCGCAGAAGTGCGCAGCATGAACTTGCCGTTCACCCAGCTGGCTTTCAGCCGCTTGCCCAGTGCAGGCACATATCGGCCCGGCGTCTGGCGGTGGCCGTACTCCACATAGGAGGCATATTTCTCCGGGTTCTCAGCGGTGATGATGTGGTCATCTCCGACCTTCTCGTGAGAAACGCGCCATGCCCGCCGGAGGGTGCCGCCGCTGTATCCAGACCAGTAACGGTCAAAGATGGAGCCACTTTTGCTGCGTAAACGATAGGTTTTTCCTTTATGCTTGCGGAATACCTGTTCGCCCTTCTTGTTGGTGGTCTGGGTGGTGTAGTCACTGCCGTTCATGGTCACGGTCATCGGCTCGTCGAAATGTGGCGCTTTGCCGACCGGCGTTCGCTTCTTCAGCTTGCTCAGCAGGGCGGCAGCGGCCTCGCCGCTTTTCTCGTCGATGATGGCGTCCAGCTTACCGCCCAGCAGTTCCTGAAGCTGTGCGTCCACTTGCGCCAACGCGCTGTAATCGCACCCGCCCTTCATGCATACCTCTCTGCCAGCTCGAGCGGGATCTCCTGATGGGTCGGGTAGACCGGCGCTGGGCCGGACGACTTATAATGGAATGCGCGCGGAATCTCACCAGGCCGCAGGACGTCGATGCGGCTGCCCGGCGGGATGACCAGCTCCGGGGAGATGAACAGCTTGACGCTCTGGCTGACCGCCGCCACGATGTCGCCGCTGGCGGTGGTCGAAGAAGAGAAGGACAGCCGGCAGGGCTGGTCTGCGTAGAGCACATTGCTTTCAAAGCGGGTCAGGCAGTCGTCAGACTCTGATTCCTGCTGGACGTAGACGGTGCAGGTGTCGGAATAAAATCGTTCCAACGCCGCACGGGCCGCAGAAAAGGTCTTTCCGAGGTTTACCATACCAGCCTCCGGTGCCGATAGATCTCGGCCATGTCGCAGTGGGTCAGCGCGTTGATGATGGCATCGAGGCGCTGTTCCGGCGTGGTGCAGCCGTCCGTGGAGAAGGAAACCGTGGTGTCGCCCAGCTTGATGTCCTTCGCCTCGGCAGAGGCTTCAAAGCCGTCCAGCTGGCCGCAGCACTTCTTCATCCGAAGATACTCGCCGGCGGTCATCCGCTCGGCCAGCGGAATCAGCGCCTGCGGCAGCTCATCGAGGTTGGTGAGGTCAAGCAGGGTGCTTTCCGTGGAGCGTTTTACCAGCGACAGCCACGGGTCAGTCTCATCAACGGACTCGAACCCGAGAGCGTGGAGCAGCTTGATGACGTTTTCCAGCATGGTGTGCCTCCTTATGCCGGGGTGATCTCGAACCAGCCTTTGGTCTTGGGGTTATCGCCCTCTGCGGGCTCCATCTTGACATAGCCGACGCCGGACTTGGCATAATAGCTCTTATCCTTGTTCACGGCGGTGTCGGTGGAGGCGACTGCAGTGCCGGTGATGATGCCGACGGCCTTGGTGGCGTCGGTCATGGCAGCGACGTAGTACTTGCGGCTGTAGATGGTGTTGCGGCGGATGTTCTCCTCGCGCTGCTGCTCCACCTCGGTGCCTTTCTTGTTGAAGAGAGTGACGGCCTTCTTGGTGGCGATGACCACCTTGCCGCTGGCGGCATCCTTCTTGGTGTAGAGGTTGATGCCGCCCACCGTGCCGATGTAACCCTGCTTGGCGAAGGACTCCACATACTTCAGGTCATCCTTGAGGGCCTTGCGCAGCTTTGCCATCTCGGCAGGGTTGACGAAGCCGAAGATGCTCACGCCTTCCAGATCCTCGAGGTTCAGCATGGCAGCGGCGTCCACGAAGGCGTCGAAGCCCAGCGCAGGGGTCACGAGGGTAAGAGTAGCATCATTGAACGCGGTGTAGATGTCGGCGTTCTGGGTGTTGAACAGGTCAACGCCTGCATGGCGGGTGCCAGTGGTGACGACCATCGGGTCGGTCATGGCATCCTCGTCGAAATAGGAAAAGCGGTTCTGCGCCAGCAGGATCTTGTAACTCTTCTCGGTGAAGTCGGCCTCGATGGTCTTGGTGTTGCCCTCGCCCTTGGTCAGCTTCTCGGTGCCGTCGGTGGCCTTGTAGACGTGGACCTTGTAGTCCATGCCTGCCGTGCCGGTCAGGGAGTTATCGACGGTGCAGAACTGCACAAGGTCGAGGTGGGAGTTGTACTGGTCTTCGATCTCGTTGGCGAGAAAGAAATTGTCGTAGGTTTTGTTGGGCATCAGGTAACACCTCCGTTGTAAAGAGCCCGGTACTCCTCAGGATGGTTGAGGGAGTAGGTGTGTCGTTCGGTGGCGCTCATGCCGCGCAGACGCTCAAGGGTCATGCCGTTGATGCCGGGAGGGTCACCCTTCTCGGCGGGCTTTGCACCCTTGAAGCCGCCCGCAGCAGCTTTCTCGAAGAGGAACGCCGTCTCTTCGTTCTCGGCCAGCTTCTTGACCTCGTCCGCAAGGCCCTTCACGGTGCCGTCGTCGGTCAGCTCTGCCTTGCTGATAAAGTCAGCCAGCAGGGCCTTGGCGGCGGTGTTGTTCTTGGCCTTGGCACCGGTCAGCGCCAGTTCCACGGCGTTGCTGATCTTCAGCGCCTTGAGCTGGGCGGCATAGTCGGCGTCTTTCTGCTTGTTGTCGGCCTGAAGCTGGGTGATCTGGGCCTGAAGGGCAGCGGCGTCCACCTTTTTCAGCTCTTCCAGCTGCTTGTCCCGCTCGGAGAGGGCAGTGCGCGCAGCTTTCAGCTCGGTGTTGACCTCATTGAAACGGCTCTTGGTCACGAAATCGCCGTTCAGGCCGTCCATGACCTTGTCTGTCTGCTCTTCGGTCAGACCCATTGCCAGCAGGTCTTCTTTCTTCATATCATTCACCTCGTTTGTTGAGTCCTGTGTTTACCGTGGGTAGGAGCCACGACTTGCCCCGCTACGTTTACCGTCTGTGGCGAGAAAGACGATGGTGCCGCTTGCAGGAATCGAACCCGCGTCCGCTGATTACAAATCAGCAGCTCTGCCATTGAGCGAAAACGGCATGAAAAAAGCGCCCTCGCCCGGAGGCAAAGACGCTTGCATGATTCAGTTTTTCTTGCGAACGAGCGATTTCAGCCACTCTTTCAAGTCAGAGAATGTCTTGAAAAGAATGGAGACCGTAATGACCAGCGCTGCGAAGGTCCAGCAGTACGCAAAGAAATAGAAAACGACAGGATGCAGCGCCATGAGCCAGAATGTGAAAAGTTTTATGTTGTCCTCCTAAAAATGGGCAAAAGAAAACCACGGTGCGGTGTGCATCGTGGTGAATGAATTATTCAATGCGGGGCGGCAGCTGGCCGATTCTCTTCAACGTGTCATAGTAGTTGCGGGAAAGCGACTGCTGAAGGACTGCAACGTCAAATCCATCATATAAAGAGTCGCAAATGTCATCGTATTTGTGATCGATGGGATGCTCCGTCAACCATTTCTGCATTTTGGAGACCTCGGACTCTGAGTATGCCTCAGCGGTAGAATTTAATGCCATGTGCTTCCAACTCCTTCAGGCTGCTCTCGACCAGCCCTGCCGCTCTGGTGAGTAAATCGGCGTCTGAGAGCTTTTTGCGCGGTGTATCAGCCATCACCAAAATCTGCTCATACAGCATTTTGATGATTTTATCAGCAGCGGCAAAATCGTAGGCCGAGGTCTTTTCAATCGCAAAAATATGACCGCTATGCCCAAGGGCGGTCATAAGTTTCAGATTCTCGTTTTTGATAAAACTTTTTAAGTCACCGTGCGAGAAAATGCCACTTGCCGGGTGCGTATGTATGACGATATACGGGGTATCAAAGTTGGGCAGCTTAACAGAGTGTCCCTCTGCGTTGCCGGTAATATTACCAGTTAGCGGCTGCATATCCAAATCGAACACTCTGCCAACCTCGACGCCGAGGGGCTGCTTGGACGCTTCCATCAGCAGCCGTTTGTGCGCATTTTGGAGCTGGCGCTGTTTGGCAGCGTCCAGAGTGTCGCAGTTAAAAGCTTTGACTTTTGCTATTGCCTGCATTGTAACAGGTTCCGGCTCGAGATTCAAGCTCTGGAAGGTGGAAACATCGGTTTTCTGTCTACCCTTCCACTCCAGCCACTTCGTTCCCGCAGGCACATAATACTTTTCGCCATCCTCCCCGCGTGCAATGCGCAGTCCGTCGGCGAAGTCCTCCGGGATGACGGGTGCGGTGGTGCAGCGGCAGCGGGGATGGAAAGGCGGCACGGTGACGCCCGGCTCATACTGGGCAAGAGGTATCTCTTTGCCGTCCAGCTGGCCGCAGATGCTGCAGGTGCTGCCGTCTAGAGTGCCGATGATCTCCACCTTCTCGACGCCCAAGTCCTTGAAGCCCTGCTTCTCGGCGAGGGCTCTGTAGTAGGCCGTCTCGGTGTAAACCAACCGCCCTGCCTTGTAGCGGTCAACGTCGAACTGTTTGGCGATAGCGTCGGTGAGCTGGGCCGGGGAGTCGCCCCGCAGCAGACCCTGCGTCAGGCCCTTATGGACGGCCTGCACGAGGGCGTTCTTATTCGTCCAGCAGCGGTCGCGGAATGTGCGGTCGTCCGTCGTCCATGCCTTGGAGGTAAGGGCGTCCAGCTGGGTCTTGTCGAGGGAGACGGTTTTGAACTTCACGTCGAGGCCCTTGGTGGTTTCTCTCAGGGCGCCGGTGTAGGCGTCGGCTGCCGCCCGGCGTACAGCCTCTGTGAGCTGTGTTTCCTGCCCGGCATACAGTTCCTCTATCTGCTGGCGAATCTGCGTCTCCACGGCTTCCAGCCGGGAAATGTGGACTCTGGCGGAGGCGTTGCGCAGCTGGCGCTGCCACGTTTCATCCAGTCCGGCCTTCTGGGCTGTCTCTATGTACTTCGCCACGTCCCAGCGGAACTCTTCAAGCTCCTTCGTGCTCAGCAGACGCCGGGACTCGATGAGAGAAACACCGTTGTCGTCAGCGAAGCGGGCGCACCAGCTGTCCAGCTTTTTGCGGGTCTGGTACAGAGCCTGCCGGTACAGCGCTTCTATTTCCCGGAGTGCAGCCTGTGCGGTCTTGTAGGTGCTGCGTTCCAGCAGGGAGAAGCGCCCCCGCCAGTATTCAGAGTTCTTCACGGCGGGTCACGCTCCCTGTTATGTATTGAAGGTAGTGGGTGTATAGCTGTCCTGAGCCTGTGCGGCCTTTTCTTCCGCCAGACGGGCAAGCTCGGTCTGGGCGTCCGTTACCCACGGATGCTGCTCAACGATGGTCCGGTTGGAGAGCAGCCCCACCGAGTTGCGGCAGTTGGTGATGCTCTCCGTCTCGTTGATGAGCATATCGCGGTTGAACACGATGGTGACAGGGACATCCTCGAAATCGCCCTTGCCCCGGTTGACGAGGTCTTTGTTGATGAACCAGAGCAGGTCTTCGAAGGCGGCCTGAAATTCGGTCTCCATGCCGTTTGCATCGAGGTCGATGTCAGCGTACATACTCTGGATGTTCATCTGGTTGGGATTACCGGAGAGACGGTCATCCTTGGCGTCGTAGCTCTTGGCGTTCTCGATGAGGGCCTTTTTCAGCAGGTCGAGGATGGCTTTGTAGTTGTCGGAGTTGACCTCGACGGTCAGTTTTTCCACGCCGCCATCATCCCGCACCTTGACCGCGCCGTAGGCCGAAAGGTTTTCCCGGAACTTCCCCAGGTCCTCACCGTCGTAGTTGCGCAGGATGAGGATGGTGTTCCGGGCATCCTCCTGCATATTGTTCGTGAAGTCGGAGAGCAGGGTGTTGATGGCGTCCTGCAGGCACTTGACCCGCTGGATGAGCGGGAGCTCCTGCTTGTTGTACTTGAAGGGGATGAGCGGGATGCGCTCCCAGTTATAGCCGGTGTCAGGCCCATCCGGCCCGGGACCGGTAAAATATGTTTCGTACTCTCCGGCAACAGTGTCCGGCAGCAGCATATCGTTCTGAAAGATGTAGCGGTGGATGCCGTCCTTTCTGAACAACTCCACCTTTTCGACGGTCTCTTTTGTGTAGCCGTTCCAGACCTCCTGCGTGTAGAGCCGGGCGGCGCAGTCCAGCCGGGTATGGTCATCGTCAGCCCAGAAGGGCAGCACCTCGTATCCGGAAAAGCGCTTGAATGCCAGATGGCCGTCTTCGCCATAGTAGGGGTAAAGCCAGGCCAGACCGTTGTTCAGTGCGTCTTCGGCCAGATATTTCAGCTGCCGGAAGAAGCCGCGGTTGAAGTATCCCGCCAGCAGGTCGGAATAGGTCTGGTCTTCGCAGCTCACCGTGAAAGGCTTGCCCACAAAGTAATTCACCTTCTGGTCAACGGCCTTCGCATACTGGTTGTCGATGAGCTTGTTGTTGGGCAGATTCTTCACCGGCACAAGATTGCCGTCCCGCCCGATGGCCATCCGCTGGCGATTCAGGATCTCATGCCGGCCCTCGTAGTAGTCGGAGCCTTTTATCTGCGTCCTGCGCTTTGGGCTGGCTTTCCATTCTTTGATTTCCGCGGCAAACTGATTCTCTGTCATGCAGGTGGCACGCTGGACGATGAGACGGTTGATCTTCTCCATCACGCCGTTCACGATAAGATTCATAGATGTACCTCTCAGTCAAAGCTGTATGTCGGTCCGCACTGGATGTCCTCCATCGCGTATCGCATGGCGTCCATCAGGTGGTTGAAGTCGTCGATGGGTTTTCCGGTCTTGTTGCCGAACTTATCCTTGGCCCATGTGTAGTTTGAAATTTCGGTCAGGAAATTCACGCAGCGGGGATGTACCACAATACGGAAGTTCTGGATGTACTGGATGCCGCTGCGGATGGAGTCTGGGCCTTTGCCCGCCGGGCGGATGCGGCGAAGACCCTCTTCCCGCAGCTCATCGAGGCTCTTCGGCTCGGCGCTGTCGCCCCGGATGCGCTCCTTGGCGTATCCCATGCCGTAAATGCGCTGGTAGATGGCCCGGTTGGTCAACCCGCGTTCATAAAGCTCATCGAACACCCAAATGGTCATCTCCTTTTCGCTCACCAGCCCGCAGAAGAATGCGGTCGGGTCGTTGGTGTAACCGAAATCAAGGCCGAATGCACTCTTGACGTCCGGCCTTGCCGCTATGATGGTCTTGTCGAAGGCTTCCTCCACCCAGTTTTCGAACACCAGACCGTCCACGATGCCCCATTCGCCCAGACCGGCGACGCTGTAGCGGCGGGGGTTCTGAACCTTCATCCGCTCAAACACCCGGCGGTCGGCATCGTCGAGCCATTCGTTGCAGGTGTAGTTCGTGGTCAGCGCCAGAGTATCGGGGTCGGGGGTGTCAAAAAAGCGGGCTTTGAGCCAGTGGTGCTCGTTCCACGGGTTGAAGGTCAGTGTGATCTGCTTGAACAGCCCCGTCTCGGGTGGGATAGCGCCACGAACAGACTCGTCTATCATGTTGAAATCGGCTTCGGAGCTGATTTCATATGCCTCCTCTATCCACGCCCAGCACAGATACCCGTGCTCGGCCGCGATGGACGTGACCTTGAGCGGGTCATCCAGACCACGGAACAGGATCTTCTGTCTAGTGGGCTTGTAGGTCAGTTCAAGGGGGCTTTCCTTCACGTCCCAGAACGCCTGCACACCGAGGCGGCTGATAGCCCATTTCAGGTCGGTGAAACAGGAGTCGTGCAGGGTGCGGTACACCTTGCGGATGACCAGCAGGTTCGCCTGCGGGTATCTCATCAGGTTGACGATGTACCACAGCGCGGTGGTCTTGGACTTCTTCGAGGCACGAGAGCCTTTGCAGACCCGATAGCGGCCTTTGAACCGCCAGAAGGTGCCGTAGCCCTGGCCGACGATGTCCGGCAGGTGGAGCTGGCTTGCGCGGGGGTCAGTCAACAAGCTGTTCATCGCCGGAGATCACCACCGGAATCGGCCCGCCCAGTTCTACGTTGTCCTTGAACATCCCGTAGCGCTTGCCGATGAGCTCGGCAGCTTTCAGGCGATCTCTCGCGGAGACATCGATGTCCTCGATCTCCTGCATCCCGTCGCCGCACAGCACGAGGGTCTGTTCCTTGTGCTTGCCCCGCATGACCGAGGTGAGATATTCCAGAACCTCCTGTGCGTCGGCGGTCTTTTCGGAGTGGAGCTGGGCAAGGCGGTCGTCGATGTAGGCTCTCATCTCAGGATTGAATTTGCCTGAGGGTTTTTGAGGGTTTCCTTCATTGAGCCATTTGCAGGCATTTCGAGCGGTTTTAGGCGAATACCCTGCACGGAGAGCCGCTTTGGTAGCGTCGCTGTCCACAAGGTATTCGTCACAAAAGCGCTTCTGTCGGTCGTTCAAAGTATCCACCACCTCTCCTGCACAAAAATGGAGCAGCCGGGAGGGGGCGGCCCTCCGTCCGTCTGGTCACGCCAGCGCTCTCGCGGCTGAGCTACGGCTGCATAAAAAATCCCCGCACATTTCTGTGCAGGGAAGAAAGTCCTTGAAGCAGCCTCAGAAAGCTCAAGAAGGAGAAAAATGCCTGTCAAGCAGCAAAAAGTCCAAAGGAGCAATTCATCATGATGGAGGAAAAGTTTCGGAGGCTGCGTGTATCGGTGGGCCTTTCCGGCTCTGCCGATGGTATCATTTTACACCGGAAGAGAGTGAACGCACAATGAACGGATACTGCACAGTTTCAGAGTTTCAGGTGTTCAATGGCCCGGCGGCGCAGGGCGAAAATGCCACGGGAAGTGAAATTCATGTCTGCGGCTACCTGCTCCCATTTCAGGCAGTCCAGATAGTATTTGCGAAGAGCGCAGTATTCGGCGGAGTCCAGCTGCACAAGCACGGCATCGATCTCCGCAAACAGAGCATTACAGACGGCCAGCTGTGCGTAGGCACGGCGTTCGGCTTCTTCTTCACGCTCCACTGCCCGGGCGAGGCTCTGCCCATCCTTGCTGCCGCCCGGCGCAGCGCTGAGGTTCTGGGTGATGTGCCGGGTGGCTTCCTGCGCCTCTGCCAGCCGGTAGGAGAGCCGCTGGTAGAGCTTTTCGGCTTCCCGATAGCGGGAGAGCCAGCTTATCTTTTCCTCGTAGGTCATGCCAGCTCCTCCACCTGCACGAACACGCCGCAGATGTCGGCCCAGAACTTCTCGACGATCTCGCTGCACACCTGGGCGTCGTCGTGCCAGAAGTGCAGGCGGGTCATCTCGTCCTTGAGGGCTTTTTCCAGATTGTCAGTGTCGGGCTTGGAAGTGCGCCAGCTGCCGTCCGGACGGCCCTCGGCGGGGAACATCCACTTGACCAGCAGACGCACCGGACGGCCCGCCGGGATGGGCTTCTCAGGGGCGTGGGGCGCAAGGTAGGCGTGGAGCTTGGCACGGGCGGCTTTCAGTTCAGAGCTGTCATGCAGCACGGCGCAGGGCTTGCCGCCCTTCATGTAGGCATGAAGCTCTTTGGCGTTATGGGTAGTGGTGGGCGGACGCATAGGGATAAAAAACTGTGTGGTCATTTCGTACCTCGTTTTCTTTTTTTGTATCAGCGGCCAACGTGATGGGGAGGGTCCCCGGAGGATGGGGGCTGTGGTCGCCCCATCCTCTGGGATACCCCATCACACATTGCAGTGCAGTCATGCTATTATATATAGGCTATTTTGCACTGCAAATGTTGCAGTCATAGCGGCTATTTCTGCAATTTTGCAGTTTTTGCTGTCGTGCAAAATAGCGGCTATTTCTGCATTTTTACAACAAGATGTAATTACAAATATAACAGGGCGTTTAACCTTTGCTGCCGGGCTCCTTGCGGCCAACCTTCTCGCCGTCGATCCAGAAGCGCCCGTCTTCTTTCAGACGGTTCTTGACGGTGCGGGGCTTCAGATCCATATACTCGCCGAGGCTGTAGACGGTGACCTCACCGTCCATCATGCAGGCTTCAAAAGCGGTGTCCAGCTCAGCCTTCCTATCCTTGGACTGCTTGGCCTTGTCACCCCAGCGGCGGCTCGCGCCCTTTGCGCACAGTGTGCGGAAGTCGCTGTCCGGCTGCAGATCTTCCAGAAGCCCGCTGTCCAGCTTATGCACCGGATAGTCAAACCAGAGGTTCACCGGGGCAAAGCTTGCAAACTCGCGGAGGGTGCCTTCGATGCGCCAGGCAGTCATGCTGTCGGCTTTCTTCTGAGCCGCAGCCACTTCGGCGTCGATGGCCCGCAGGTCGGCGAGGCCAAGCTTTTCTTTGGCGATGGTGAGCATCCGGCTCTTGCTGAGGGCGTCATCCGGGCCGTAGGCGTCGGCATGGCCGCGCTTATCCAGCATCGCTTTGATGACCCGGCAGGCGGCCTTGTTGTGCAGCTGCTCCCGGATGGCGTCGGTGATGGTCAGCTCAGTCATGTCCAGCATGGCATCCGGGTCGCGGGCAAACACGCCGGAGCCGGATGCTCTGTCCATGCTGCGCTTGCCGCCCTGCGCACCCTTGGAATGATGGTGGCAGTAGATGACGGCGCAGTCCAGCGCGCGGCAGACCACATCGAACTGGTTGCAGAATTTCGCCATCTGGTCGGCGCTGTTCTCGTCGCCGGTGATGACCTTGTAGATGGGGTCGAGGATGACGGCAGTGTAGCCCTTTTTGCCTGCCCGGCGGATGAGCTTGGGGGCAAGCTTGTCCATCGGGACAGATGCGCCGCGCAGGTTCCAGATGTCAATGTTCCGCAGATTGTCCGGCGCAAGGCCCATCGCGGTATAGACGTCCTTGAAGCGGTGCAGGCAGGACGGCCTATCAAGTTCCAGATTGATATAAAGTACACGCCCCTGCGCACAGGAGAAGCGGCCCAGCCACGTCTTGCCCTCGGCGATGGCGATGCACAGCTCGATGAGGGCGAAGCTCTTGCCCGCCTTGGAGGGGCCTGCCAGCAGCATCTTGTGGCCCTGGCGCAGTACGCCGGAGATGAGGGCATCGGCCAGCGGGGGCAGGTCGTCCCAGTCGTCGGCCAGACATTCGGTGTCGGGCAGGTCATCGGTGCAGGCCTCCACCCAGTCGCACCAGTCCTCCCAGCAGCTTTTGCCGACATTCGTTTCAAGCAGAGCCTGTTTCTGCCCCGCCCGCAGGATGCCGGGCATCCGGGAGAGGCGGGAAGGGTTGCGGTTCTGCTGGTCGAGGGTCAGACCGTTCTTCTGGCAGGTGGCGTAGAGGTAATCGACCCGCTTGCGGTACTCAGCATAATCCGGCGCGTTGACCCGGACGATGGCGTGGATGCTCTTGCCGCCGGAGTAGACCAGCGCGGCGCAGGGCAGCTCCATCTGGTGGATAGCGGCCAGCTGCTTGCCGGGCTCCATGTTGTCGCACTCCACGAGGGCGTAGCGGTAGCTGGTGACATTGGCATCCTTCCGGCCTGTGCCGTCCACCGGGTTGAAACAGATCCATGCACCGATTTCCGGGTCGCAGTCGCCCATGACCTTGCCGACGTCGCCGCCGCAGGCGTCCAGCTCTTCGATGAGCTGCCCGGCAGTTCTGTCCCAGCAGCCTTTCGCCGGGCGTCGGCGGTCGGCGGCCATGAAGCTCTCGGTGACATAGGCCACATACTCGTCCGGCTCGAAGAGGGCCTGCAGGTAGCGTTTGAGCTGCTGGGCAGGCTCCCATGTGTCGGGAAGGTGAAGCTCCTGCTCTTCGACCCAGCGGGGGTCTACCAGTGCGGGCTGCTGCGGACCGACGGTCAGCTCATCGCCCCAGTCCAGCGCATGACCTGCAGGGCCGGACCAGCCGTGCTCATAGGCCAGCTGGAAGATGCTGCTCTGGGTGACGGGCTTCGAGCTGCCGTGGAAACTCTCCCATTTTTTGATGCACTCGCCCTTGTGATACCGCCCGCCGTCCCGGGCGCTCCACTGCTCCCACACGGCGACGGGCAGACCGGCTTCTTTCAGGCCCATGCCCACCATGAGCCATTCTTCATAGGTCAGGGCGGACGGGGAGACGGAGTCCAGTGCTTCTTTGATGTCATTTTCATGTTCCATTCGCATTACCATATAAACATATCATCTGCGATGACCGGCTCAGCAGACGGGATATAGTTCTTGGGGTCAACGCCCTTCGGCGCGCCCCGCCAGCCGCCGGCGGCAATGCGGTCTATCATGTGCCGTGCGGCCTCGAAGCTCCACGTGCCGACGTGCTGGAAGCCGTATTTCTCCAGGCAGCGTATCTGCTTTGGGGTGGTCAGGCCCTCGTCCCGGCGCTTGCTGAGACGGTCGAGCAGGAGAGCCGCTTTGCCTGCAGACTCCACGGCGTCGGGCAGGATGCCCAGTTTTTCCAGTGCGGCAGTCTGCTTTGCACTGGGCGGGCCAGCTTCCCAGCCAAAGGCCGGCACATAGCCGGAGAGGTCTTCGGCCTGAATGCTCATCTCATATTGCAGCGGGTCAACGAGCTTCGCCTTTTTGCGGCGCTGTTCTTCCAGCTGCTTGGCAAGCGCCTCTTCGCGCTGGGCCACCACATCCTCGCTGGCCTGTGCGGCGGCGTCCTCAATATCCTGAGGCCCGCCGCTCTCGGCCAGATTGTCGGTCATCTGCCGGGCCACGGCACGGTCCTCACAGACGAGGTCGGCGGGGCGGCAGAGCTCGTGCTTGTCGGTCATCCAGAGGAAATCGAGGAGCAGCAGGTCTTTCTTGCCCGGGGAGAGGCGAGTGCCGCGTCCCACCATTTGGCTGTAGAGGCTGCGCACCTTCGTGGGCCGCAGCACGACGACGCAGTCCACCGAGGGGCAGTCCCAACCTTCCGTCAGCAGCATGGAGTTGCAGAGCACGTTGTACTTGTCGGCTTCGAAATCCGAAAGCACCTGTCTGCGGTCGGCGCTCTGGCCGTTGACCTCGGCGGCGCGAAAGCCTTTGGTGTTCAGCAGATCGCGGAATTTCTGGCTCGTCTTGATGAGGGGCAGGAACACCACCGTTTTGCGCCCGGCACAGCGTGCTGCCATTTCGTCAGCAATTTGGCTCAGGTAAGGGTCAAGGGCAGTGCCAAGCTCGCCTACGGAATAATCGCCGCTGCTCATGCCCACGGCGGAGATGTCCAGCTTGAGGGGGACGGTCTGGGCCATGATGCGGCAGAGGTAGCCGTCTTTGATGGCATCGGTCAGTTTGTACTCATAGGCCAAGCTGTCGAACACCTCGCCGAGGTTTCGCATATCGCCCCGGTCGGGGGTAGCGGTCACGCCCAGGACCTTCGCACTGCCGAAGTAGTCGAGGATGCGGCGGTAGCCGTCGGTGATGGCGTGGTGGGCCTCGTCAATGATGATAGTCCCGAAGTAGTCCCGAGGAAAGCGCTCGAGTCGTGCCGGCCGCTGTAAGGTCTGGACAGAGCCGACCACCACCCGATACCAGCTGTCGAGGCAGGTGGACTCGGCTTTTTCCACCGCGCTGACGAGGCCGGTGGAGCGCTGAAGCTTGTCTGCCGCCTGTTCCAGCAGCTCGCCCCGGTGGGCGAGGATGAGCACCCGGTCGCCCGCCCGCACCTGATCGGCGGCGACGGAGGCGAACACGATGGTCTTGCCGGTGCCGGTGGGCAGCACCAGCAGGGTGCGGAGACGGCCATTTTCCCACTCGGTGTGGATGCTCTTCCGGGCGGCTTCCTGATAGGGGCGCAGAGCCTGTTTTTCTCCCATCAGAATGCCCCCTGCGTCCAGCCCTGAGAGGGCGCGGCTTTCTCTTCAGGCGGCGGCAGGAAGCGGATGACTTCATTGCTCTGGCCGGGGTCGCCGCTCTTCTTGACGTAATCGTGGACGCCCAGCTTGCAGCGGCCTTTGGCGCCGACGACCTCGTTCCAGCGGGGGCGGAAGGTGTCCCCCTTCCTGCACTGGCCGATGCTCTCGAAGAACGCGCCCAGCAGGCCCTGGGTCTTGGTGTGGAGGTAGAGGCGGTGGGTGACGGTGGTATCGCCCAGAGCGCCGCCGAAGATCTTCAGCGTCAGCTTTGCCATCGAGCAGGGCGGCAGCTTGGCGCTGCCCTCGAAGCGGGCGCGCTCCATCCCGGTGACTTCAAAATAGTATTCGCCCTCGGGCAGGAGCACGAAGTCCTGCGAGACGTTGGTAAATTCGTCGTCCCAGCCAAGAGCGCGGTCGGTAGTGGTATTCATGTCAGCCATAAGTATTCTCCTTTATAATAATGTGTGAACCTCTCAGTCTGCCTGCGGCAGCCAGCTCCCCTGTCAGGGGAGCCTAAGAGGAAGAAATCAGAAAGGCAGGTCCCGGTTGTCCAGCACCATCTGAAGCACCTGCGGCCATGCGGCCACGAGACAGCCCTCCACAAAGTCGGCGGGGTAGTCCCGGATGGGCATATCTTCCGGGAAATAGCCCCGCTTGCCCACAACGAACTGCAATTCTTCGGGGGTGACGTTGTTGGCACTCATCAGCGCGGCCAGCTTTTCGGGGACGCCCAGCGCCATGAGGTCGGGCGTCAGCAGGGCTTCGGGGACAGTCTCCCGGGGCGATTCCGGCTGAGGCTTGGGCTGCGGTGCCGGTGCGGCCGGAGCGCTGGGAGGGGGAAGAAGGTCCTTTTCGGCGGGTGCTGCGGGCTTCGGGGCGGCAGGCGGCGCAGAGGCCGGACCGGTGATGCAGTGGGCGATGCTGGCGTAGTCGAAGGGGACTTCATCGGGCAGGCCGAAGCGGTTCTTGGCGTCCCAGCAGGCGTGGTGGGTGGTGTAGAGCACCCGTTTGCCGCCGGTGGCTTTGTTCTTGGCGTTGGGGCTGCTGCCGCTCTTTTCTACGATGGTCTGGTAGTTGGCGAAGAGGAGCATATCGCACCACTCCCGTAGGAGGGGTTCAGTCTGCTTGGTGGTCTTCATGGTCCAGCGGTCATAACTGCCCGCCGCGTCCGGCTGCTCGAACTTGGTGATGGCGGCGTGGGCGAGGATCAGCACATGGTGGCCGCTGTTCAGCACCTCCTCGAGGGCGTCGAGAAGTCGGCCGAACTCCTCCTTTACGTAGGTGTAACCCTTGCCGTAGCCGAAGCCCTCGAGGCCGTCCACCTTGGCTTTGGCGCAGATGGCGTCGATGGCCAGACGCTCGGCCCAGTCGGCGGTGTCGATGACCAGCGTACCGCAGGGGATTTCGCCCCGGGTGACGGCCCGCACCTCGTCCAGCAGCATGGCCCAGCTGGTGGGCTGGGGCAGGCGGGCAACATTGAGCCGTTTGGTGCCGCCCTCGGTGTCGATGAAAACGGGGTTCGGGAAGTGAGAGGCAAATGTGCTCTTGCCGATGCCCTCGGGGCCGTACAGCACGACCTTGACCGGGGTGTTCAGAATGCCGGTGGTGATGGAATAGCTGCTCATCAGAAAGCTCCTTTCGTCCATGTTCTGGTCTGCGTGGGTGCGGCGGACAGGACAGGCAGGTCAGCACCCTTGACCATGCCGTCCTCAATAATGATCTGGCACTCGCTGCCGGTGGAGACGCGGGTGGCGATGGCCTGCAGACCCTCCGCTTCGAGCCAGCGCCCGAATTCTTCCAGCGTGGTCATGTCCATCTGCTCGAGCTTGTCCAGAAGGACAAAGCCGCAGTCCGGGTTGAGCCGCCGGACGATGGCCGCAGACACCCGGAGCTGGTCGCTGCCGGACATATCCCGCCAGCGCTTGCCTTTATAAGTAAGAGCGCCGTCCTCCACACTCAGCTCCGGCAGAGGCAGATCGGCACCGTTCAGCAGGGCCAGACGCTCTTTGCGCTTCTGCTCGATGGCATCCGTAAGCTTGTCGTAGTCGCTGGCATACTGGGCGGCCTCGTCCTCGGCCCGGGCCTTTTCCAGATTGGCCCGGACTTTCCGGTTGGTCTCCTCGATGCTCCGGATGGAGGCTTCCAGTTCGGCAGTGGATTCGTCCTGAAGCTGGTCAACGGTCTTTTCTGCATTTTTTCGCTGGTTGAACAGCTTGGTGTGCTTGGTGTCCAGCTCTTCCCGCAGCTTTTCCAGTTCCGCAATGCGCTCACGGGTGCGTTTCAGTTCGTCCAGACACTGTTGTTCCTGCCGGGCCAACTCCTGCGCCTGCTGCCGCAGACGCTGATTCTCGCCGTTCCGGGCCAGAATGTCCTGCTGCCGGCGGATGAGGTCGGAGGCGCTGAGAGGCTGTTCGGGAGCATCGGGGTAGGAGATAAGCTCGTCGGCAAAGTTCTTTTTCTGCTGGGCCAGCTGGCCGGTGAAGGTGCGCTTGTCGTAGATGCTTTTGATCTCCATATCCCGGAGATGCAATTTATTCCCGATGCCGATGATACGCAGCAGGATGTCAGCCTTTTCCTTGTCGCTGGCCTCCATGAAGCGGGGCAGATCGAGGGCCAGCGGCTCGACAAAAGCATTCAGCAGCTGCTGGCCGCTGCGGCGGCCGGTGGGGTCGGTGACAGTGAGGCTGCTGTTCTTGCCCTTGCGCTCCACGACGACCCCGTTGGAGAGAGTGACGCGGAGGTGGGCGGGAGCGACGGCACCATCCCGCTGGGCGGCGTTCGGGCGGAATTTTTCGCCGCCAAGCGCCCATGCCAGCGCGTCGAGAACGCTGGTCTTGCCCTGATTGTTGTTGCCGCCTACGAGGGTGAGACCGGTGGGCGCAGGAGTGAGCGCAACGGCCTTGATGCGCTTGACGTTTTCGGCCTCGAGGGCCGTGATCTTTACAGACATCTGGATACCTCCCCTTGAATTTGTCCTAATGTGCGTACGAACTGATCAATCGCGTTTTCCCGCTGTTCACCCGGCAGCTTGCCGAACAGCGGCTTTATGGACTGCGCGAGATTTGTGATGGAGCGGCCGGCCAGAAGGATGCTGTCGTAGGCGTCGCGGGCGTCCTGCTCCTGTGTGGCTTTGTAGTCGGCGGTCATGCCGTCGGCCATTTCCTTGGCCTGCCGGACGACTTCGTCCTTGTCCACCACAGCTACGATGGGCTGCTTCCGGGCGGCTTCGGCCTCGGATCTCCACTTTTCGGCATGACGCTTGGCCGCTTCGGCTACCTGACGGGAGCCTGCAAGTTGGTTCTCAGCCTCTTCTTTCCGGGCCTCAGCGGCGTCTAACTGGCTTTTGAGCTGATTATTCTGCTCGGTCAGACCTTTAATGTCAGCATTTGCGGCTTCCAGCTGAGCATTGGCGGTGTTCATTGCGTCCCGCGACTCCTGCTCCTGAATGCAGGCGCTCTTCAATCTGGCCTGCGTTTCGTTCAGCTTGTACTCTTTGGCCTTGAGCTGGGCTAAAAGCTCCTGCACCCGCTGCCTGTCTCCGGCGGCTTCGACCAGCTGCCCAGCACACCCGCTGCGGGCGATGAGATTCAGGTCTTTGCGGGTCAGCTCTGGCAGCTGTTTTAATTGTTCAATCGTTGAACCATTAAACGACTCGCCGGTTTTGACCATGTTCCACGAGCTTGACTTGCTCAGCCCTTTACTCTCATACCACTTTGTCCATGTGCCACCGCCGTAGCGCCCGGCCTTAGCGGTCAGAGCGTGGATTCGGGCGAGGTAGATGCAGGAGATCATGTATTCGTCCTGGGCCGCACCGTAGTGCAGATCAAACTGCTGGTCGGCGTCTGCGGCCTGCTGGGATAAATCGCCCAGAGCGGAGAAGTCAAAGCTGGGGACAGCTGCGGATGCAAAAGAAGTCTCCGCAGGAACAACAGGGGCCGATGCGCTGCTCTGCGGGGACAGCGCGGGAGTCAAGCCGTTTGCAGCCGCCTCGCTCGCCGAGGTGGTCGGTATTGCCGCCGCCGAACTGCTGGCAGCAGGGCTTGTCATGGTCGCAGCAGCATCCGCATTCTGGGCAGGTGTACATGAGAAAATCTCCTTTGCTTTTTTGATGTCAGCAAGAATCTTTTCCATTTCCTGCTGCGGTGTCATGTCCTTGCGGCTACCATTCGGAGTAAAGAACTGACCAAGCAGCTCTCTTTTTGCGGCAATGCCTTTCAGATTCTGGGTGCAGGTGATGGTCAGGCAGTAACGGCCATCAGATCCATAGTCCGATGCACGAATATCTTTGGAAAACGAGCCAAAAATCTCTCTGTCTGGATAAGTGTCTTTGATCCATGCGGAGACCTGAGACAGAAAGTCGAAGTCCAGACTATGCACTCGACAAGTGCATTTATCCTTGATAGAGCCAGCAAACTCTGACGCATAGGTGAGGGTCTTGCTCATCCGGCATTCGTAGCCCTGAGTCTCCCGGCTGACAGTTCTAGCACTTTCATCCCATTGATAGTTTCCGTATGGCATGGCGTAGGGGCATCCCCAGCACTCATGGCCGGGTGCATAGCCGGATAGGCGGTTGCCAGTGGTACTGGCATCGGTGGATTTCTTCACTCGCCGTCCGCATTTGCAGATATAGGTGGTCATACCCGCACCTCCAACTCCTTCAGGCGGTCCAGCATCTCGGTCTGCAATGCGGGGCTCAGGGGCTGGAAGCGGTTATTCCGCCAGCCGTAGCAGAGGATAGTGCCAT